TGCTTGTGTTGCGGTGATTGGTTTTTTCTGCCGGAGATCCACACCCATTAACTCACCTGTTGAAATGATCACAGAATCGTCGGATATCCAACTTAATTTACCTCGTCCTGGTTCCAGTACCCAACCTTGAATAGATTCACCACCTGTGATCATTTCGGTGGCAGTCGATTCGAGTGCAGATAAACGGTTTTTAATCGTATCACTTGCGTGTTGTAATAACTCAAGTTCACGGGATATATTCGCCTCCTCGATTCCAACAGGCATATCCGCAATATCAATGGCGTTTAATGATGCTTGACGACATGCTTCACAACCAAGAATTGCAACACAATTTTTACAGTGGGAACCGGAACGCAACACCGGTGTACTGTTTGCAGCGTTGTGCATCTGGTTAACATATCCGCGTAACTCTTCGGCGGGTGCCCTCCATTCACGCATAGCACCATGTGGGTGATAAGGTCGTGGTTGGTGGATTCTGAGGCACACAGTTAATTGCAGATCAGATATATCAAGTAAATCGATAATGCCCGACGCGTATGCCATGTTTTGCCAGAACGATTCTACCAGACCCCACCCATATTTAAGATCATCCACAAATAGAGTCATGCTTTCAGGCTCAAGGCACCAATGGTCGGTGGTTCCACCACAGTCGGTTAGGTGAATCCGTTTGATATCAATAAACTCCTCTATGTGGTGTTCGCCGTCTACAGCAAGACAGGCGTTTACATAGTCGGTAACATAATCAATGATTTCCTGTGTGACCACAAAACCGTCGGGTGATGTGGTGCCCACCACACATGGGTTGCCTGTCAGTAACCATTCGGACGCGACCCAGTGGGCACATTCACCCTCAACAGCCTCTACACCGGATGTGTTATCATATGACGCAGCCATGAACGGCGCACCATTACAAAACACATTGCGACCCATTGCAGAGGGTGCCCAGAATTTATGGATCATTGGATTGCACATAATGAAGCATAAACGGTCGGGATATATTCAGGCTTTGCAGCAAGCTCGGTGATGTTCACTAAACCGGAGTTCTGGCACAATGTTTGAATCCCTTGTGGGTCAATTTTACCGGCTGCAGTCAACTCCGTGATTTTAACCATCACATCGTTAAAGTTTGTGGGTTGTTGAACCGGTGCAGGATCGACAACAGGTGGCGCAACCGGTGCAGGATCAACAAACTGTCCCTCATATGCTACAAGTGTTGTTTTATCACCGCCTTTTTTTGCTTTCCATTCGCCATTTTTCTTTTGGGTCTGGGTTGACGCATGGTGTTCCTCGGACCAAACAACACCACGATTATCTGTTAACTGTCCTACAGGTTCGACGGGTTCCGTGAATGGGTTGGGTAGCGTGGTCGGTGGGTCGAGTTCGGTGGCTACGGTCTGATGCGTTAACTCATCAATAATGGTTCGTAGTTCTGCGACTGTTTCGGCTTGAATTGTAATCATTTTGTTTCCTCTGTAGTGGTTAATAATTTTCGTTGACTAAACAGACAGTATTCGCTATTGTCCGAATAGTCAACGAAAAATAATCAGTGAGCGATAATGTTTAATTTATATGGATTTCAAGAACAACTAGAAAATAATGTTTATGCTCGGTGGGCGTGTGGTCACAGGAACGTTTTAGCTGTTGCGCCCACAGGATCGGGTAAAACTGTGTTCTTTTCTGATGTAATATCCAAAACGTTAGGTGGTGTGTGTGCGATAGCTCACAGACAAGAACTTGTAGGGCAAATGTCTCTTTCCCTTGCTAAGTTCGGTGTTCGTCATCGTATTATTGGACCAGTTAACGTTATAAAGATGATTAACCAGTTGCATGTTTATGTATTGGGTAAATCCTTCTATGAACCGTCTGCACCTGTTGCGGTTGCCGGTGTCAATACTCTGGTTCGTCGTGGGCACTCTCTGAGGAACTGGTTACCACAGGTAAAATTATGGATCATGGATGAAGCACACCACGTGCTGCGGGACAATGTGTGGGGCAAGGCTGTTGATATGTTCCCCAACGCTCTGGGGTTAGGGGTTACAGCCACACCATGCAGGGCAGATGGTGCCGGTTTAGGTTCCCACGCGGATGGTGTTTTTGATGAAATGGTTGTGGGCCCAACGGGTCGGGAATTAATAGATCAAGGTTTTCTTGCGGATTATAGGATTTTTGCACCGCCTTCGGATATTAATTTTGATAATGTAAAGATTAGTAAAACCACTGGTGATTATGTTAAAAACCAGATGGTTGCAGCCACTAAAAATAGTCACATAATTGGTGATATTGTCGGGCACTATCTGAGAATTGCCCCCGGTGCCCTTGGTATTACGTTCGTGCCATCTGTGGAAATAGCAGAAGATACTGCATCAAAATTTAATAGTGCCGGTGTTCCTTCTGTTGTCGTAAGTGCCAAAACCCCAGACATCGAACGGCAAAAAATCATGCGCCGGTTTTCTGCAGGAGATATTAAAAATCTAGTAAATGTTGATTTATTTGGTGAGGGTTTTGACCTTCCAAAATTATCAGTGGTCTCCATGGGTAGAAAAACAGAGTCCTATTCTTTATACTGCCAACAGTTTGGAAGACCTTTACGAAAGGACGACGGTAAAACCCATGGTATTATCATCGACCACGTGGGTAATGTTATGCGACACGGTCTGCCCGATGGTCCACAAGATTGGTCACTTGACCGGCGCGAACGTAAACGGGCAAAACCGGACCCTGATCTAGTGCCCACCCGTACCTGTATCACATGCACCGCTGTTTATGAATCATGGTCGAAGGTGTGCCCATATTGCGGGATGGTTTGGATACCGATGGAACGCGCCACACCTGAACAGGTGGAAGGTGATCTTGAAGAACTCGACCCAACAGTGTTACACGCCATGCGTAGTGAAATTAATCGTGTGGATATAGACGCGGGAACGTTTAAACAACGGATGGAACGCGCCGGTCAATCAGGGATTGTTATAAATTCCGCAGCTAAAAACCACAGGGAACGGCAAGCGATGCAAGGAATATTGCGGGGAAATATAGCACAGTGGGCAGGTAACCATAAACACACCGGTCGCACTTATTCAGAAATTTATACACGGTTCTGGCGTGAGTTCGGAACCGATATCATGACAGCACAGACCCTCGGCGCGTCTGCTGCTGAAACTTTAAACAATAAACTGGTGGGGATATGAATAAAACAGATAAGTATAAACTGGTATTGTTAACCGTTATTAATTCAGGTGTGGATAGTGTTCTGAAACATTTCGAGGTGTCAAACCCTGATTTAATGGTATCACTCGGAAACGTTCACGCTTACACCAAGTACAGGATGACCGAAATCATCAGTAAAGATATTAAAATAGCACGGTGGGCACACAGGCGATTAAAAGAGTGGCGCAACGAGCTAAATGGTTCCGACCACGATATGAATATTACCACACTGGTGGCTTGTTCATATCAAGCAGCCGTTGACATGAATGGTATTGATTCACACGTTGCAGAAATATTACCACCGCTTGAAAAACTTAGTGATTTTTTCCACATCGGGCGTAAATCAGAAGATAATTATGTCCGTGCAGATGAAACACTTGAGCCGTTATACAACCGAATAGGGTTTAAACCATGAGATATTTATCTGTATTCGATGGAATGTCGTGTGGTCGAATTGCCGTTGAACAATTGGGACTACCTATAACAAAATATTATGCCAGTGAAATCGACAAACATGCGGTTAAAGTAGCACAGGCAAACTACCCCGATACTGTTCACATTGGTGATGTGAGGGAGACAGGTGTTAATGAGCAGTGTTTTTATTACACCGAAAAAGCAATACAATGGCTTGGGCGACATAGCAGGAGTAAGGATAAAAAGCTATCTGTTCACGCTGATAGTGATAAAATGCAAATGCTAGAAGCAAGCCGCCACAAGAAATACAGCTCTCAAAGATTCTTTGGTATTGTCGATGTACCAACTGATAAACATTGTGTTGGCGCTATGCGTGGACGGTATGTTGTGAACGGTAAACGCCAAGACGGGAAGATGGCAACCAAAGGGCTTACAAAACAATTTCTTGAATTTAGATATGATGGAAAGACAAACGCCTTAACCACGGTTTCAAAAGACAATGTAGTTGTACCATTTACATTACCAAACCGCGTACCTGTTGAAGATTTCTTTTTTAGATACATCACCCCACTTAAATGCGAACGTTTGCAGACTGTACCAGACGGTTACACTGATCACGTGAGCAATACCCAACGGTATAAAATGCTAGGTAATGGATGGACTGTTGATGTTATAAAACACATATTACAGGGAATCAAACCATGAATGATCTACAGGCATGGGCAAACCGGTGGCAGATCCCACAAGATGCACTCAACGACCTTCGGCACACCCTCGGCGCGGTGGACCAACCGGAACACGTTCACGGAACATCTGAGGCGGTTATACAACAACGGGTTAGATTATCAGCATCCGAAACCGGCGCAAGACTCTGGCGAAATAATAACGGTGTAGCGCAAAACCCAACAGGGCAGCCGGTGCGGTATGGTCTGGCGAACGAATCCACGAAAATAAACCGTGTTCTGAAATCGTCCGACCTGATTGGTATTACCCCTGTGATCATCACACCTGAGCACGTTGGGCATACCGTTGGCGTATTTACCGCAATTGAAGTTAAAAAATCAGGGTGGTGTTTTCGTGGTGCATCTAGGGAAACGGCGCAATTGAAATTTATATTATTGGTTCTGTCTATGGGCGGAATCGGGAAATTTAACAGTACGGGTATATTATGAAAACGCGGGAAAAAATACTAAAAACATTTATCGAACTAACTGAAACCAATAACTACATCACGATTACCCGGGAACGGTTGGCATGTGCCACGGGTGTGGCTCCGACAACAATCACCCACCACTTCAAAACCATGGACGGTTTACGGTCTATTTTATTACAACATTCTGTGAATTGTGGGGTAAAACGGGTTATCAGTCAGGCAATCATTAACAACGATCCATTCATTAAATCAATCCCTTACGGGGTCCTCATTGATGCAGCAAAGACCATGTACCAGACCACTATCAGGGATCACGCGGACCCCGTTAATCAAACAGATATCAAACGTTAACAAACACACCACACGATAAACGGGGATATTACCGCGACCCCGTTTAAACTCCTCCTTGGCGTATTTACATGGTGGGTAATTCACGACGCAAATACTTGCTCTGCGATACCACCCGATTGTGGTGCTTCACTTTGCGCTTTGATATACGCCTGTGTGATCATCGTACCGCCTGTTATTCCTGACTGTATTGAGTCCTTTAAAACATATAAACGTGGTTTCCTGTTTCCTTCTGTCACCAATGGACTATTAACTCGCCCCTGACTTAACCCCGGGTGTTTAATATACCCCAACGATTCGAGCATATCGGGACGTTTATTAACTGGTGTGCCTTTTACCCTCATCCCGTCAATTAAACGACTGAGGGCAATGCTACTAACCCAACCACCACAGAAACCTTTACGACCCTCGGCAACCGCCTGAATAACTCGTTGTTCTGTGTGACCATGTGAGGCAACCACAGCGGTTTGTATTGCACTTGTCCGTGGTGCCCGTTGTGCTCCGATAGTCGGGTTTAATTCATCTGGTATCTGGTAACTCTGTAAATAATCAATAACCTTAAGATACCCGTCGTTATTCGCCCACTCGAAGAGTTTATGAAAATACTTATCTGATCGTAAATCCGTGGCGTTCTGTTGTGCTGCGAAAAACGGTGCATACCGTCGTTCATTCTGGGTTATGATCACACCATCTTTGTGATTAGTGAACAGGACAAAATTAGCACACGTTGAACCACTGCGTTGATTATCCCCTTTACCCTGTATTTCAATAAACGGTTGTGTGATCATCGGTTTCAGTAATTCCATGGTGTCATACTTCCCACCTATATTAACCTCATCGACGATAATCAAAATACTGTTTTCAATAAACAGGTTAAATTTACTTCCTAGGTCACCCGCATTTTTAGGTGTGGTGTATCTACGTCCTATTGCTTTCACCAAACAATCAGAGATCAGGGATTTACCGTTACCCTGCACACCCTGAATCAACGGGCACCATCTGAATTTAAAACCTTTATACTGAATAACTGCAGCCATCCATGCAATTAATATCCCATGGTCCTCTGGGAACATCGATTTAATGTGATCCATAAACGGTGTGATATCACCCTGAACACTGCGAATATTCGGCGCAACATACGTATTAATAGCCGTTCGCCCTAGGTTATCGGTCACAACTTCCTGTGGTTTCTTATCAGGTCTAAAACAAATATCATCAACCTTCGGGAAAACATACCCTTGTGACTCGGTAAATGCTTTCCATGCGTCGGGTGTGGTCTTGCTACCGTGTGAATCACTCAACATAAACGCATACCCACCATAAACAGCTTTAAACCGTGGTGAATCGAGTGTGGCACCGTTCGGCACCAATATTTTATTTAACTCTGTAATATATGTGCAGTCTTTAAAATACTCGATCTGGTTATCAATATATAAAATCGGTATATCAGTGCGACGGGCACCGGTCTCGGTTTTAATATCTGCCGATTTACCATAGACGGTTTTAACAATAGAACAGGCGTTTAAAATCGTATCCCTGCGGTACTGCTCACGGTCTAACCATTTATCTCTTTTACCGAGTGCGGATAACCTAAACAACCTATCCATTCGCTCGCAGTCTTTACCAGTCCAGAACGCCAGAAGATTACACAACGACTGGTCCAACGAACTGTGGTCGTGTTCGGGTGTCACTTCACAATCCCATAATTCTTTAAACGACATTTTACCACCGAACGCGCCACCAACCGATTTACTATTATACATTTTACCGATCAAACCATTATCGTCATCGGGTCCGTGCCATTCAGATAGTGGTTTATCCGTCCATTCCACATCATTCTTCACAACCTTTTTAAAATACGCATCCACTAACCATTTAACCTGATCATCACACACCATTGTGGGATCACCACACGCGTTATTACCGGTGAGTGCTACATATCTATCGGTTGTGTAAAATTCTAATTGTGCAGGGACGTTTTTACATGCGTGTTCTATCCCTGTGGTCATACTACCGAATATGTGGCAACCGGTGCCCGATATACTCGACTCATAATAACAAGCCGGTGTGAAGATACCCAGTAAACGGGTGGCTAACTCCGACCACTGACCATCGCGGTATGCTTTGTCGATATCCAGAAAGAAAAACGGATCGTTCCTTGTAAATACGAAACCGATACCACTACCGGTGGTCAACCCTGCCTCGGCTTGTTCGGCAGTCATGTGATGCAATGGGTTCATGGGATCGAACTGTTTACCAGGGAATGCGGGATTGAATGGCATTTTATCTGCTACATTATATAAGACGAATTGCGGGTATTTTCTGAATGCTTCGGGGATAATCATGTGGTGTCCTCGGTCAAAGGTGGTCAATGAAAAGAAACATGGCGCGGGTCGGTGACCAAACCAGACCCTCGGGTGTTCACCCTCTACCATGCCCTGTGGAGCACTTAAAATATATTATCACAATTTATACGTCAAGTTTTTTTACATAAATATAATCTAACAACCACATGGGTACCGCTATCATTCGCTATCATCTACCCCGCACCTGTATCATTACCCTACATTAAGTCCCTGTTATAACGTTGTTACCCCACGCACCCGAACTAAATACCAATTCAACGGTTATTTACCCCCTCCCTCTTTAACCCCATATTATTACCCTTTCGCCCCATGGTGTGCGGGTGTGTTTAACTACCTGTAAACACGTTATTAAACAACCCTATTTATCCTTTTACCCCTCCGAGGGGGTTGTTTTTCTATCCCCACTATATAGACCCCCCCCCTATGTAATATACACCATATACATGTGTACTATATATACCATATTATTATTATTAAAGGGGTAAGGGGTAAAAGGAGGGTAGAGGCACTGGTGCCAACGGTTCCCAAGCCCCCGCGTGTGTGGGGTTCTGTGGGGTGTGTAGGGGTGTAGTAAATCTAACAGTTCGACGGTGTGGGTGTTTATTCGTTTGACTTTTGGTGGGGTGCTGTTATTCTGTGATTATGCGAACACAGCTCACAAAAAAACAAAGTATATTTTGCTACCAATACGCCCAATTAGGTAACGCCACCAATGCCTATATAAACGCGGGATATTCCCAACACGAAAAACGTTCTGTGATTACTAGGAACGCTTCACGGTTGATGGAAAAACCACTAATACAAGCAAAGATTTTAGAACTACAGGCAGAGCTTGCAAACGATATCATGGTGGATGCTCGAACCGTTGTACAAGAATATGCTAGAATCAGTTTTAGCGATATTAAAGAATTTTACGACAAAGATGGTCAGTTGATCCCATTTCATAAACTACCAACCAACCTATCACATGCTATTGCTGCCGTTGAGCATAAAGTGGATAAAGATGGGAAGATATACCCTAGTAAAGTGAAGTTATGGGCAAAACCACAGGCATTACGTGCATTGGGTGACCACCTTGGTCTATTTGTAGCCGAAAACAACTCATCTGATGCCCTCATTGAAGCGTTTACAAACATGGCGAACCAACTACCCGAATGAGTGTCCATCTTCTTAAATCGCAACAAAAGAGGTGGTATGACCTCATTGCCCATAAAGTGCAAATGGATTTAGTGAGTGCTGTTAGTCGTGGTGTGCGGTTCCCTGTTGTTCCTGCGGGTCGTCGTTCGGGTAAAACTGAACGGCTAAAACGTTTTGTGATCAAACAGGCAATGCTAAACCCTGGTGAACTGTATTTTCTTGCAGCACCAACACGGGATCAAGTTAAAAAAATATTCTGGGATGACGTTAAAAAACTTTCGTTTTCCTGTATGCACCAACGGCGGCCTTCTGAAAGCGATCTGATTTTATACATGCCCAACGGAACAGAGGTTCATATGATCGGGCTTGATCGACCTGAACGCCTTGAGGGTGTGCCATGGACCGGTGGCGGTATTGATGAGATTGCAAACATCAAACCAGGGGCATGGGTAGAAAACATATTACCCGCATTGAATACCGTCACACCTGACAGACCCGATTACCGTGCGTGGTGTTGGCTGATTGGTGTACCAGAGGGTTTAAATCATTATTACGATATGGCAGAATATGCCAGAACGTCGGGTGATCCTGATTGGGAACTATTCCACTGGAAATCGTCGGAAATTTTACCACCTGATGTGATCGAAGCAGCAAAACGGGTGATGTCTGTCCAACAGTTCAGGCAAGAGTTTGAGGCATCGTTTGAGACAGCCAGTGGACGGATTTACAGCGACTATGGGCATGATAATATCACCGGTGCCACCATCGAACCACATGAGCAAATATGGTGGTGCCATGATCAAAACTATACCCCTATGTCATCGGCTATTTGCGTTAAACGTCTTGACAGTGTACTAATATTAGACGAAATTATTCTAGAGTCTGCGGTATCGAGGCAAACGGCAGAGGAGTTTGTGGTCAAATACGAAAACCACTTGAACAAACATGTAATAATTTACGGTGATCCCGCAGGGCGGGCCGGTGAGAAACATGGGCACCCGTCGGATTACATCGAAATCGAAACAGTGTTGAGAAAACATGGGTGGAAGTTCACCCGTAAAGTTAAAAGAAAACACCCTGCAATTAAAGACAGGCAAAACGCTGTTAGGGCAAAGATTAAAAACGCTGCAGGTGAGGTGTCGTTGTTTGTAAACCCTAACCGTGCTCCATATAGTCATAAAGGTTTGAGTGTGGTACAGATGAAAAAAGGTTCAACGTTTCTTGAAGAGGAAACCGAATATCAGCATATCACCACGGCAATCGGTTACATGATTGACCGTGAATTTCCTATAAACATTACCGGTGCGATACCTTTATCGGTCGGAGGTATTTGAAATGCCAGTAACTCACCAGCACGACGATTTTGTTAAATTCTCCCCAATATGGAAAAAAAGCCGTGACGTCACAGAAGGTCAGGAGGCGGTACACGGTGGCGGAGTGCTATACCTGAATACGTTGGTAGATGAAAAGGATGCAGACTATAGAGCACGGGTTGATAGGGCTGTTTTCTATGATGCTACAGCGCGAACGATTGAGGGAATGCTCGGCATGTTGTTCAGAAAATCACCTGTTGTAGAAATCAACCAGTTTGAAGATTTGTTGAACAACATAGACCTACAAGGTAATGATATCACGCAGTTCCTGAAAAGTGTATCGAAAGAAGCTTTGACCGTTAACCGGTTTGGGTTGTTGATTGATTATCCTTTCATAGCCGACGGTTCTACTCTTGCCGATGCCCTGAAGGTTGACGCAAGACCTAGTATGAATCTGTATAAAGCAGAAACCATAATTAACTGGAAGACAATGAGGATCAACGGTAAACAACAACTATCACAGGTTGTGCTTGTCGAAGATGTCACGGTTCCAATGGATGAATTTCAAGACGACACAGAGAAGCATTATCGTGTATTGGACCTTTTTGAAGGTCACTATCGTGTAAGGGTTTTCGATAAAGATGATACTCAAATTGTACCCGATTTGTTCCCAACAATGAGTGGTAAGAAGCAAACCACCATCCCTTTCTTTTTCTATCCTACGATTGATCCACAACGTCCAGCACTCCTTGGTCTTGTGAATATGAACTTGTCGCATTACCAAACTACAGCAGATTATGAACATGGTTGTCATTTATCAGGGTTACCCACGTTGTTCATTTCTGGTTACACACCTGTTGAGGGTCATACTGTTTACATTGGTGGCCCAACAGCACAAGCATTACCTGAGTCCGATGCCAAAGCGTATTATGTTGAAGTGGGGAACGATTTTCAAGCATTGCGCGACAACCTAAAAGACAAAGAGGCCCGAATGGGTATCCTCGGTAGTCGTATGTTGCAAGAACAAAAGAAGCAGACTGAAGCAGCCGAAACTGCGGGTATCCACAGAGCTGGTGAAGTGTCCACACTCTCAGCAATGTCTATCGCACTTTCAACCACCTTCAATGAAGCACTTAGGAGAATGATTGAGTGGGCAGGCGCAACGAACCCCGAGGTAAACATTGAGCTGAACAGAGATTATGTGCCTGCTACGATGAACTATCAGATGGTTAGTGCATTACTTCAGGCTGTTCAAGCTGGTGAAGTGTCCAGCCAAGCATTCTTTGAAAACCTCAAGGCTGGTGAATTGTATCCTGAAAATATCGACTACGAAGCAGAGCAAGAACGCATCTCAAGCACACCACCACCAACCCCTGATAAATAATGCAAGCAAAAGACGTTAACATACAGGACGATTTACTTCGTCACTTCCTCGATTTGATGAAGTTCGGTAATGGTGTTAATCGTGATGTGGTCACAGAATTAAACGCCATGCAACGCGATATTGTGAAACTACTTGACCAAGGCACCATGACCGAATGGCGCGCCTCACGGTTAAACAGTGTGCTAGATGATATTGATTCAACTGTTGCGCGATATTATGCAGGAATTGAAAATTCAGTTACTGGTAGCGTTGCAGCTATCCCACCGGTGTCGTCAAATGTCGCAGTGGGTGCAATATCGGACGCGTTGCAGGGTTCTATGTTTGTGGGTTTACCTTCTGATTCAATACTTGATCGGCTTGCAACGAACACCATGATACAAGGTGCCCCACAAGCCGCATGGTGGGCGAAGCAGTCCACAGATAGGGCGTTTCGGTTTCAATCTGTTGTCCGTCGTGGTGTGAGTACCGGTTTAGCCAACCCTCATATTATCAAAGCGGTGAAAGATGAAATCGGTGTCAGTAAACGCCATGCTGAAACACTGGTTCGCACAAGTATTTTGACTGTATCTAATGAGAGTTTACTAGCTACATATAAGGCAAACGATTCTGTGATCAAAGGTGTTGAATGGGTAGCCACTCTTGATAGTCGTACCTGTTTACATTGTGCCCCACGCGATGGTTTAACATGGACACTTGACCGTCGTGGTGTTGGTCATAAAGTATCGTACCGCACTCCACCATTGCATTTCTCTTGCCGTTGCCTGTTGTCACCTATTACCAAAACATTTAAAGAACTTGGTTTGCCTTATGATGAGCCACCGCCTATAAACCGGTCATCTGTTGGCGGACCTGTTGGCGGTAACATGGATTTTGAAGCGTTCCTCAAACGACAAGGTAAAGAATTTCAAAAAGAGGTGCTTGGTACACGCCGTTTGAAGATGTGGCGGAATGACGACATTACTTTGCTCGATCTTATAAATAATCAGGATCGTGTTTTGACTATTGACGCGATAAAGAAAAAGTTATAATATTTATATTTAAACCCGTGACGGGTTCCATTTAAAACGACGTGAGGTCGATAAAATGCCTTTAGATTTGATTGTTGATAGTATTGATGGTTTGGGTGATTCCGTGAAGGGGTTATACAAAGAAGTGGATGGTAAATTTCATCTTGACGTTACCGGTTTGCCAGATGTTACCGGTTTGAAATCTGCTCTTGATAAAGAACGCATTGGACACCGTGCAGCGTCAAAGCTTGCGAAGGATCTGCAAACAAAGTGGGTTGGTGTTGATCGCGATGTGGTTCGGGTTATGTTGGATCAAGCCGACACTGATGCAGAATCAAAACTGATTGCCGAGGGTAAAGTGAGTGAAGTCATTGAGGCACGACTCGCAAAACACCAACAGGCAACACAGACGCAGCTTGATGAAAAAGATACCACCATCAATGGTTTAACTAAAAAGGCACTTGAAAACATTTTCCGTACCGTCGCAGGTACTGAGGGTGTGCATACATCGGCTATTGATGATATCCTTTTGCGGGGTTCATCTGTCTTTCAGCTTGATGCAAACGGTAACGCCGTGCAACTTGGTGATGACGGTCATCCGATTTTAGGGGCAGATGGTAAATCATCGTTTTCCCCTGCTGAATGGTTAAAGGGGATGCGAGAATCATCTCCGCACTGGTTCCCAGCTAACGACTCAGGGGGTGGCTCTGAGGGTGGTGGGAAACAAAACAGTAGTTTTATAAAAGACCCGATCCAGCGTATTAATAACGCTCGTGGGGTATCTGATAAATAATTGAGGAACAAAATATGCCGTTAACATTATTAGAAGCATCCAAGCAATCCAATAACCCAATCCAATCGGCAATCATGGAAATGTACGCAATGTCAAGCGACATCCTTGCCAATCTCCCGTTTAACACCATTGCAGGTAACGCTCTAAAGTATAACCGTGAAGAGACTTTACCAGGAATCGGTTTTCGTGGAGTTAACGAAGCTTACACCGAATCAACTGGTATCCTGAATCCGCAAGTTGAGCCTCTTGTCATCGCCGGTGGTGATCTTGATATTGACAAGTTTATCATTAGCACCATGGGTAATAGCCAACGTGCAGTCCAAGAAATGATGAAAGTAAAAGCACTCTCTCTTGCATGGACATCTGCTTTTGTAAAAGGTGATTCTGCTAGTGATCCCCGAAGCTTTGATGGTTTACAAGCTCGGCTCACTGGGAACCAGTTAATCGAAGCTGGTAGCACTGATGGTGGTGACGCTCTTTCTCTCGCTAAGCTCGATGAAGCAATTGATACATGCGACTCCCCAACCCATATCCTTATGTCAAAAGCAATGCGTAGACGTTTGACTTCTGCAGCACGTCTATCCACTGTTGGTGGTTTTATCAGCTTTGAGCTTGGTGCCTTTGGTCGTAGGGTTTACAATTACAATGATCTGCCTATTATGATTGTTGATACCGACAATAACGGCGATGACATCCTCGCCTATGATGAGGTTGGTAGTGGTGGTTCTACTGCCACAGCAACTTCAATCTATGTTGTTTCATTTGATCCTGGGCATGTAGGCGGTATCCAAAATTCAAGCATGGAAGTAACTGACTTAGGTGAACTTCAGACTAAGCCAGCACTGAGAACTCGTGTTGAATGGTATTCTGGACTTTCAGTAATGCATGGGAAGGCTGCTGTTCGTCTTCGTGGTATTAAAAGTGCTGCTGTAGTTGTTTAATTAACCAAATAATATATAAAATATAGAGGTATAGTATGTCAGATTTAGGAGTTAAAAAAAGACCACAAGGTATTTTCGACGCAGAGACGGAAATGAAAGACGCAGGAGCTATTACCGCAAGCGCAGCCGCTCTCGTTGATGCTTCTGCACAAGTTCTTGATCTCGGCACTGGTCATTTCAAAGGTATGGTGACACTCGATGTTACTGCTCTTGAGATTGCCAGCAATGATGAGATTTATGATATTGTTGCTCAGGGAACCAATGTCGCGGCTTTTGCTACAGATACCGATATCTGGGACCTTGCTTCGTTGACTCTTGCAGCATCGCAAGTGAAGCGAACCGATGCGAACGGTGACAGTACCACAGGTCGTTACAAGCTGTATATTGATAACGAGCTTGACGGGACATACATGCGTTACATTCGCCTTTATACTATCGTTGCTGGTACTATCGACACCACTGGTATCAATTACAGCGCATTCCTTTCACCCATTAACTAAGGGTAACTAAATCTCTTAATTATAAGGTGATATTATGACAGCTAGAAAAGTAAGCGTAAACAGGGTGGTCAACGACAATGTCGTTCGCCCAGTGATAGTTGACAAAGACAGTACCGGTGGTAATCCACTGACTACTGGGTACGGCAACGGTGTTGTGCCTGCTACCCTTGGAACGACTTGCACAGTTGTTGAACAGGGTGATGGGGCTATTCACAAGACTATATTTACTTGTGTAGCGGTTCCTGTCTCTATGGCAGATGCGGCAGGTGTTATTCAGCATGGTGGGGTTAAGATTTACGACTTCCCTGCAGGTGTGATTATGACACTGGGAGGCACAGTGTCAGGTAACATGACTGCTATTGCCCCAATCATCGACAACTTCGATGGTGATGCTGGGGTGGGTACAGTTACGGCAAGCAATAACAACACTTTGGCTGCAACTGAACAGGATATAATCCCAACCGCCGCTATTAGTGCAGGTGCTGCTGATAAAATTGCACCTGTGGCACTGAAAACAGCAGCGACTCTACTCACGGAAAGTGGGGCAACGTGGGTTGATGGAACTTCAACAGATGTAGATATGTTTCTAAATTTCCTGATTGATGATGATAACGCTCACACCGCGACAACCGTGACCTTCACGGGTACGATCACGGTAGCGTGGATGAACCTTGGGGACGTGTAAATGCCCAAGACTCAAGTATACAACATAAAAACGGGCGAGTGTAAGCTTGTCCATGGTGTTGATGCTGGAGAGTATGTTTCGACAGGTGGTTGGTCATATGATCAACCACCTGTTAATCCAGCAATGAAAGCCAACGAACCCTGTCATGCAAACCCTGTCGACAGTCATGGTGTTGTGTGGTGTTCTGATTTCTACACAAAGAATAAATCAACAACAACAAAAGGTTGTTGGAAACGTAAAAACGGAGTGGATAAGGCATCATGTAAAGCATATGAGGCTGGTTTCTTTAATTCCGAGGATTAATAACCATGGCAACAATAGTGGTGGGTACAAACAGTTATGTGACAGCGGCAGAATGCACGACGTATGCCGCTGACCGTTACGGGTATGGTGCGTGGGCTACCGAAACCAACAAGGAGGAGGCTTTAATCTCAGCCACCCAACAACTTGATGTGTTGTGTGATTGGTACGGTACAAAATCCGACACAGACCAAACTCTTGAGTTCCCTCGCAATTCTGTTGACGCTGATCCAGTACCACAGGCTGTAAAAGATGCACAATGTGAGATTGCTTTTGCTATTGTGACAACAGGGGCAGTGGTGACGGTTGCCGACGATGCTCTTACCGAATTAAAAGCCGGTTCTGTTACAATGAAATTCAAGGCAACATCCCCAAACAACCCTTTAATAAACGATCTTGTCACAAAATTAATGACTCCTTATGGTCGTTGCGGTGGCGGTGGTTCTATTCCTTTGGTGCGTGACTGATGAGTGACCCTGGGGCACGATCTGCGAGCTTACTGCAAAAACATTTCCCAAAATTCGGCACGTTTCGTAAGAAATGCACATATGTTGTTGTGGGTGTTTCTGTTTATAATGCTGCTGCAGGAACGACCACACCCGTGGTTGTCAGTACCCACACCAACCTATATATTATTTTCGATGAGTTCGGTTTTACCGAAACACAAGCTCAACAGATCCAACCGGATGAAACAAGGGTGATGTCTGTTGATCGTAAGGCGGTTTTCCCCTCACTTGATCTATCAGTCACACCAAGTGTAAACGATGAAATCACCGACGAGGGTGGGCAGAAGTGGCGCGTCATGGGTTTGTCAAATGATCCTAAACCCGCACATCATGCGTTGCATGTAAGGCCTATAGGATGAGCCTAGAAATAACGAACCTACCAGAATTTAACAAAGCACTGGGTAAGATTGTTAAACGAAACGAGCAACAAGGTAGTGCTATTATAACCAAGGTTTCAATGGATACTTTCCGTTTTCTCCAAAGGAAAACACCTAAAGATACCTCAAGGGCTGCATCGGGTTGGAACAATACCATAGACGCGCAGCCCTCCGAATGGAAACCTGTGAAGGGTAAGAAAAGTTACAGGCTTACACAATTTGCGGGTCGTGGTAAAATTAAATTCAACAGTATGGTAAACATATCGAATAATGTTGAGTATATTTTACCACTGGAACATGGTCACAGTAAAATTCAATCACCCACAGGTATGGTGAACCCTGTTATTTCTGGCATGACTGCATACCTTAATAAACTGGTTAGTATCGAGTCAAGGAGGGTTGTTAAATGAGTACCGAGGCGGTCAGGGCAATACTCGAAGCACGGTTGCAAACTGAATGGAGTACTACTACCCCAATTGTTTGGGACAATGTGAATTACACCCCAGTGATCGGAACACCTTATATTGATTGCCACTTGGAGGGTGTTTTCTCCGTGATCAAGTCGTCATCTTGTCAACGTGAACACTATCTATTCACCATTGATGTTTATACACCCGGCAACATCACCGCTAAAACAGCAATGGTGTACACCGACACACTAGAGGCAATGTTTTACGGGTTTGCTTCTGGGCAACTAAGCATTCAAACAACTCACAGTGAACGGATCGGCACCATTAACGAGTGGCACCACAGAATTGTTTTAATCGATTTATTTTTTGACCAACACTACTAAATAGAGGTTACACCATGGGTGCTCAAGGCGCGCAATCAGGAATATCATTCATTAAAGAGGTAACATGGGGAACCACCCCCACCGCCCAGTTTGCCGGAGTGAACTTTATTTCAGAAGATATGGGCATGGCACTTGAGAAAAATGTCTCTGGCACCATTCGCCCTGATCGTCAAACGGCTGCCCTCGTTTTGGTTGGTGCTGAAACGGATGGTGGTTTTGAAACAGAATTTCAAGCAACGAATTTAGATACACTATTACCAGGGTTTTTTATGGTCGACGATTGGACCACACACGTTATTCAAAACGGCGTTGATCAATCGTCTTATTCCATCGAACGTAGTCATAATGATATTGGGCAGTTTTTCCTCTATGCAGGGATGACACCGAACACTATGGAATTATCGTTTGAGTCTGGTGAACCGGTATTGTGTAAATTATCATTTGTCGGTAAAGACGAAGCACTAGCACAAGCAACACACTCCTCATCTGCCGCCACTACCCCTGTGACCACACCGATTATGAATTCTGTCACCTCAGTGGGTTCCATTGAAATAGGCGGGGTGGGTGTTGCATCTTGTTTGATTCAGAAAGTTGATTTCAAAATTGATAACCAGGTGGAAGGTAAAACAGGTGTTGGAACACTCGGTTTCTGTTTCGCCCGTGAGAAATCGTTACTTGTGACGGGTAATCTATCACTGTATTTCAACGATGAAACATATTATGATTACAAACTTGATAACACCGCTTTCAGTCTCGAAATACCCTTGACCGATACCGATGGAAACGTTTACACTTTCTTACTTGCTCAATGTGAGTTTGACGATATGAAAGCAAATGTAGGCGGTAAGGACGACGATGTAATGGTTGAGGGAAGTTTTACGGCTTATATGGGTTCTGGTGGATTTACCATCAAATGTACCCGTTCTTTAATTTAACAGTTTGCGCCTTGCGGGTGCTGTTCTCCTTCGGTGGTGAACAGACCCAATGGGCGCATTTTTACAGGAGTCACCACCGAAATGGACTTGAAAAAAAGATACCCCGCAGATGCTACAAAGACTAAAGATGGTGTGCGGGTTGATATGGGGGGAGCTATTTTTATTCTCTCATTTTATCAATCATCACAAGCGCAATTAGTATTCCAAGCAGAAATCCAGAAACTGAAAGCAGAAATGACACCAGAAAACGCAGTGGTTCAAGGAATGAGGAACACCCTTGTAAACGTGATCGTACTCGGTTGGGAAAATCTGCAGGAAGATGGTAAACTGATCGAATACAGCAAAGAGAATTGCGAACGTATTCTTGATGATTATATTGGTTTGGATGTAGAATTGATGGAAAAATCTAGTGATATCTCATTGTTTCGCGCCGAACAAGTCGAAGAAATGCAGGGAAACTGAACAAGGCGTTAGATTGGTTGCAGCGGTTTAACGCCGATCCTGAAAAAATAAAATGGTTGCAGAAACTACAGGATGAGGGGCACACGGTAAAGATTCTTGACGATGAGCCGATGTTGTCCGTTTATGAATCTTTAATTATCACATGTTCAAGAATGTGTGGTAATGTGAGTGAAATAATTGATTACGGACGGTTGCATTGTTTACCCGATTTGATCGAGTTCACCGATTTAGTATTATATTGCACAAACAGGATGCGAGAAAATGCCACAGATTAACGTTGGAATAAACGCAAGGGGTGCAGAACGAGGAGCCAAACGGGTAAGTAATGCTCTTGGTTCCATCGGTCGTAAAGCGTCCAATATAGTTAAAACAGCGTTTAACCCGTTAGGTATAGCATTAACCACAATTGTTTCCGGTGCCGGTGTTGTAGGGCTTGCAAAAATCGCAGATAAGTACACGGTAATGGCTACCCAGTTGGAATATGTAACTGGGTCCGCACAGGATGCATCCTACGCGCAAGATGAGTTGTACCAGATCAGCAAACTAACTGGTACACAGATGCAGGATAATGCAGGGACACTTGTAAAATTACAACAAGCCTCTGCAATGACCGGATTAACCATGGGTGAAAACCTGCAGGTTATTAAAGGTCTTAACTCGTTGATGATCAAGACGGGCACAAGCGGTATTCAAGCATCTAATGCCATGCTACAGCTATCCCAGGCCTTAACAAGCGGTAAACTTTCCGGTGACGAATTTCGTAGTATGGCTGAGAATGCCCCAGGTGTTCTAAACGAAATGGGTAAAGCCATGGGTTTTGCTCGTTCTGAACTAAAAGCAATGTCCACACAGGGTGAGTTGACCTCTGACCGTCTTGGTGCTGCATTGTTAAAGATTGCTCAAGATGCGGAAAAGTCCATGGAAGATATGCCGGAGACGGTCCACCAAGGGTGGAATGCCGTGGTTTTATCTTTTGAGCGCGCGTGGGATATTATCAACGATGAAACAGGTATCATGGGTTATTTACGTACTGCCTTAATGAAGCTCGCCAGTTGGATCGAAGAAAAAACACCTGCTTTTTCAATGTGGTTTCTTGATATGGTTGAAAACGTTCGGGCGAATATGCCTGATATGGTCGATAGTCTTTATGATGTTCGTGATTCACTCATTGAATTATACAACAAAGCACTTGTGACACTTCCAAACATGGAAGAATTTTTCATTAATATTTCACATATCGCACAGATATCGGCTAAATCTTTGGACTGGTTCATTGGAAAAATGCAGTGGATTTTTGACAACTGGAACAAAATAACAAACGCATACGGTACAATATCTGCGTTTACTGATGTCGGTTACATGAAACAGGTATCAAGCCTTGTGCATAATGTTGGTGTGGTTGCAGGTCAGGCAGCAAGTGAAGCCATGGTGGGTGGTTCGATCTACGTTAATAATATTTTTAATACCCAGTTAAGTGCAAACGATATCACCAAAATGACCACCGAACAAACACGACAGGTTTCCCAATTATGAGCACTTCATTACAATTCGATTATGGTGTTGATTCGTTGGTTTTTGAAAACGCCAGTGATTACCCGTCACAGAAACGTGTTGAAATGCTACAGGTTCAGGACCGCACAGCTGGTGGAACTACCCATGTAGAAACACTCGGTATCAACATTATATCTAGGAAACTACAATTCAACTTGATGTCTTTAACCGATTACAATGCGTTGGTTGATTGGTTTGTGAACACGGTGCAAGGTGGTCGATTGCCGTTTGATTTTACCGACGAATATGGCACCACGGCGGAGGTTCGTTTTGTTGATAATGTGCTAGATTTTACAGAAGTTTCACTGAACAGTTATTCGGGTTCTTTCACACTGGAATACACTTAAATGCGGAATGATTTAACAGCAAATTTTCTTGCGGTAATGTCTGAACATTCAAGGACACCCATACAGTTTATGGTTGTCCATTCGGTGTTTGGTGATATTTATCTTGCTGATCGTGATATTACTATCGATGGTCAAGTGTTTGAGGGGATTGTTGAGGATTGGGGCAGTTTATCAACCGTGGGTGATGAAAACGCGGTGTCTGGCACCATGCGAACAACGGTTGCAATCTGGAACGGTGGTTTGATACCATTTTCTCAAAGAATGTCCGACAGTGACCCCGCAAACACTTTTGTTGAAATCTATCAAACATTTGATGGTTTAGCGTTTGCAGATGCTGCAATATTGGGCAATTTTGTAATGCAGGACCCTATCCGTTTTGATGAAGTTTCCGGTTTGATCTATACCGAGCTTGTGACCACGAACATGCGTTATTTTGGTCAGGTTGGGACACTTTTAACCCGTGAGAATTTCCCCAACGCGCTAGATGATCACTTGAACCAACCCATTGATCTAATCGTGGGTGATGCGGGTACAGTTCAGTGCCTGTGTTCTGTTAAACCACCTCATACCACTCTCAGTGGTTCCATTCTCAAACTACCGACCACGATAACCGTTACCGATGATCTGGGTGAATTAAATTTCCTTGCCTCTGGTTTTTTACAAATCGACGATGAAATTTTAGAATATGATGCTCGAACCGATGACTCTTTTAACGTGGTCACACGTGGGTATAACTCAACGATCACCACGGAGCATTCTGATGGTGTTGAGATTATACAGGCTCATCAAGATATTGAATATGTTGTTGGTCAAGGTCCGGTTACATCGATTACAAACGTAAAGGTTGAGGGGTTTGATACCTCGACCCCATATACTGTTTTTCCTGATGAAAACCCTGCCAGAATCGTTTTCTCCGCGCAACCAACGTTTGCCAGTTTTTCCCGTGGTGCTCGCTCGTTGCTTGAGTATTTCGACGCGCCTGCAGACGATAACACAGCATTCAGACCTGATTTAGCTTTTGATCCTGATGAAATGGCAAAAGGCGCGATTATGTCCGCGTCATGGGATAAGCTCGCGGTTCAACAACACACATCCCCACAGGATGAGGGTGAGATTGTAAAACTATTTCTGACCGTGAGCCACTGGGCAACTAAGGCATACCTGTCAGATCATGTTGATGTTCATGTTGACGGTATTGGTGTTATCGGCTTCCTAAATCGACCAAATGAAGCCGATTTAGTGGAAATGGGTGGTGAAATTGATATTGATCACGGGCACGATCATATCACAGGTGGTGACCACGATCACGGGTTGCTAGACCCTGCATTCAGTGGTCAAACTATCTCACACCTTCACGGGTTAAATGTGACTTATCCGGGGGGAACAGTGGGCACACCCTCATATTTAAAGGTTTACGCCTACACCACTAGATCGTGTGGTATATATTACGAATGTGGTACTGCATATGCACCTATCACTTTTTATGGTGTACCAGGCAAGTGCGCATCGTCAACAATATACATCACCTTTGAGTGGGCAGGTGCCGGTGAATCTGCAACCATAACACCTAGTGCAACAGGTATTTCACAACCTTTACCGTTTGGCGGTGGTACACTATCAATAGCCATAAATGGTGGTGGTTGGAATACACCATACTCAACAATTAATACCAGCATATCCATAAGTGTCAAGGCAAGGTCAACCACTAGTGGTCAGTATGGTGGGGTTATTATAAAAAGTGTCAGGATGGACCACAACAGAATAGTGAGTAACGTCCAACCCACCAATACACCGGTAGGTGTGAGCAAGACAACCAGTGGGAGTGTTCGCGTTGAATCCATCGACACCACATCGACACCCATTAAAGATGTCAACGATGTTGCAGACCTCACAGAAGCACAGAACAGGCAGTTAGTAAACATCACCAGTGAAAACGCCAGCCGATCCGTAACACAACGTTTTGATATTTCCCAACACCTTGAAACGGTGTCATGGGATTGGGTTGTGGGTCGTAAAGTTTGGTTGCAGTATGTCGATGAAACTGGTGCCGAATCACCGGAAATTATCGTATCTGCCCTAAACTTTGAGATTGAATACAGACAACGACAGATTGAAACCACGGATAATATCACCTGTGATGTTGTGGGATCGATAGAAAACCGACCTGACGCAGTTATTCAGTATCTGTTGACTGAAAAGGCGGGTGTACCACTATCAACACTGGGTTCAGTGTTCCGTGAAATTCCGAAATGGGACGACGCAGACATATGGGACGACGCAGACATATGGCAAGATGAGGGACAGGTTGCAGGTGTTCCCAGTGGTGCAGCGTTCGAGGAGGCTGCAGCGTGGTTTGATTTCCACGATTACCTGATTAATGGTGTTATTTCAGGTCTGGACACTGTAAAGGATGCTGTTGCTGAAATAACATGGCAGACACGTAGCCGCATCCTGTGGCAAAACGGTTTGACTCAGTTGGTTATTCTGCGTAAAGAAACGGGATGGATACCTGCAAAAAGTTTAGCCACCGATGAAATTCAACTAAAATCTGTTTCTGTGACCAGAAGCAATGTAAACGAAATAGTAAACGAGATTGATCTTTTTCATACCATTGACCGCTTGAGTACAGCAGATGGTGGCGGTCAATATACTGACAGTGTGAGCGTTCGTGATACTGGTTCCATAGCACGGCACGGCACACGATCAAACGAAAATCAATGGTTGTTTCATTTGATCCGTGATCAGGCAACAGCCGAATCAATCGCAGATTATTACCTTTGGTTGCTTGGTGAAACAACGGCGTATTATACATTCAACACTTATTTGAATAACTTCGACCTTGAGAAAGAGGATTATATCCGTTTTGCCACAAATGGTTTGAACGGTGTGAAAGGTTCTATTTCTGTTATTAAAGAAATGGTGCGCGAATTTGGTTCCGGTAAAAACAGTAAGATAAACACCCTGCAACTCGTTTCACAGGTGATTCGACACAATATAATTATACAGGCACTTGAGTCGTCTGCGGTCGTTAATGATTCGGTAGAAATCGCGTTAGGTAATGAGATTGTATTAAGTGATGTTGTGTCAGTAATTGGTGATTTGATATTTTTTGCTGAAATCGGTATTATTGATGATTCGTTGACCGTTGACGATGTGGTTTCGATGATTACAAGGTTTCGTCCCGAACTCACCGAGCAGATAACTATTGTTAGTGAATTATCTACACAGATTTATTTTGAAATATATGATAATGTAATTACCGATGATAACTTACACGTGACAGATAGAAAATGTTTCGGTTCGTGTGGTTTCGGTGCCCCAAATTGTGAATTACCATTTGGGTCATCTGCCCGTGATGCTGAACGTGATGAAAGTGATTTCTTGACCGTGGGTGATGTGTTAGGTGGTGGTAGTGGCGTTGCTGAATCTGATACGGTTATTGCAAATGATGATTTGAAAATGTCTAGTTGTTTCGGTGCCCCTATTGATGGCACACTTGGTTTTGGTGAAAGTTGTTTTGGACAATAACGAGGAAATAAAATGATTAAGGAAAATTTAAAAGCAACAGGGCAAGTGGTGGTATGTCTCCGTGGCCCAGATGGTCGGATTAAAGACCGTATTACCCATGAAAACCTTGTTGTGACCACAGGGCGTAACCATATTGCGGATCAACTATCGGGACAAGTTGAGGCTGCAATGAGCCATATGTCAATTGGTACGGGCACAACAGCACAAACCGTAGCAGATACTACCCTTGGAACTGAACTATCAAGAAAAGCGTTTTTGTCAAAAGACCAAGGTGCGGGTTTGGATGCTCACAAGATTGTTTACATTACTGAATGGGCAGCCGGTGAAGGTACGGGGGCAATTACAGAGGCGGGTATTTTTAACGCTGCTGCAGCCGGTTCGATGCTTTGTCGTACAGTATTCGCCGTTAAAAATAAAGGTGCGGGTGATAGCTTAACACTCACCTGGACAATTTCAATCTCAGGTTAATATTATGCCTAGTTATACCAACCGGTTAAAATTAAGTAATCCTGCATCTGGTGAGTGTTCGTGGGACGATGATTGGTGGCGCAACCAATATATTAAAGATGTTGTTGCTGCTCAATTATTGGATAGCAATTTTATCATCGAAGGTGGTGTATTGAGTGCATCCACTGGGTTAAATATTGATATGACCGCATTGACTGTTGTGGTTGATGATGTTGAGTATGAAATCAGTGCAGGAACTCTATCACTAACCGCCGGTACTGCCGATGAGGATCAACATAATTGGATTTACGTCGATGACGCGGGTGTGCTGCAAGTGTCAATCGTGGTTCCTTCTGGGTCGTTTGCCTTGGTTGGCATGGTTGACACCAACTTGACCACGGTTGAAAGATGGTGTGATCTTCGCAATAAAGGACAGATTGTAACCATACTTGATGAGATCGATGCAGTTGTTGCCTCAGTAAACGCTGTTGATGTTAAATTGTATGATACCACTAAAGATTCAGACGGTGGTGCATGGGTTGATAGACAGCGGAACAAATATCGTTCCATTCTATTTATAGCTACATCAACAGGCGTGACAGCCTATGATGCTACAGATAGTACAGTTCCTGAAATTACCGATATGGAAATTACACTATCTGGTATTAGTTCAATCGACGCTCTCAACGGTGTTTTGTTTATTGGGACATCGGCAGGATGTAAGAAATACAATATTACGGATGGTATGTCATTGAAACAGACATACACCACGACAACAACCCCTGCAATAGTCAACAACACTGTCAACAGTGTGGTAATGATAGTGGAACCAGA